ATTGATATAAAGCTTAAAATGGCAGAGCATAAAAAATGGTTGTCCACCTTCAAGCCCCACCCAGACCCTGCATCAGCATGGCTTTTCCACGAACCAAGAGTCCAACTACTAGGAGCTAATTATGATGACCGAAGATGAAGCATTTAACATTATGGAAGCAAGACAAGAGGCGCGCCTTGCCGATGAGCACCAAGTGCGTACTGCCAACGCTGTACTTATTGCACGTGATAAGCAAGTGGGCGGTAAACATTACAAGAGTATGTCTGTGCAGCCTTGGGATGTGGTTGATACGTGGCCACTGCACCAACGCATTGGGTTCTACCGAGGTAATGCGCTGAAGTACATCATGCGCATGGGTAGTAAGGACGAGAGCATTGAGGAGATCGGTAAGGGTGTCCATTACCTTGAGAAGTTACTAGAAGTCATCAAGGAGGCAGCGAGATAATGGACGTAGTAACGATCGACTTCGAGACTTACTATGATCGGGACTACTCACTATCGAAGCTGACAACGGAGGCGTATGTACGTAGCCCTAGTTTTGAAATCATCGGGGTCGGCATCAAGGTCAACGATTACCCAACCGACTGGTACAGTGGCGATAACCCCGGCAAGTTTCTCAACAGTCTTGATTACAGGAACAAGGCTATCCTATGCCACCACACTGCGTTCGATGGTGCCATCCTCTCATGGCACTTTGGTATCCGCCCCAAGCTCTGGTTGGATACGCTCAGTATGGCACGACCCTTACACCAACTCACTGTAGGTGGATCACTTGCGAAGTTGGCTACGTACTACGGGCTAGGTAAGAAGGGCGACGAGGTAGTAGCTGCGTTAGGTAAGCGCCGAGCAGACTTCACACCACAAGACCTTGCACAGTACGGCAAGTACTGCATTAACGATGTGGAACTTACTCGGCAGTTGTTTAACAAGCTGAAGGTGGGCTTTCCTGTCAGTGAGTTGTTGGCTATTGACCAGACACTGCGGATGTACACCGAGCCTGTCATCGAGTTGGATGTGCCGCTACTTGAGGAACACTTGGTGCAGGTACGTGCTAAGAAGGTGGCGCTCATGGAGGAGGTAGCAGTTACACGTGAGGACATCATGTCCAACCAGAAGTTTGCCGATGCACTGCAACAGCTTGGAGTTGAGCCCCCTACAAAGACGAGCCCCACTACGGGTAAGCAGACACTTGCGTTTGCCAAGACAGACAAGGCGTTCACTGACTTAGCAGAACATACTGATGTGCGTGTGCAAGCTCTTGTCGCAGCACGTTTAGGTGTGAAGTCCACACTTGAGGAAACACGTACAGAGGCGTTGATCGGGGTGGCAGCACGCGGTGCGTTGCCTATCATGCTGAACTACTACGGCGCGCACACTGGACGCTTCAGTGGTGGTGACAAACTGAACCTTCAGAACTTACCAAGCAGGGGCAACACTACGATTAGACGGGCACTCAAGGCTCCCGAAGGACACACGGTTATCTCGTCAGACTCCTCACAGATTGAGGCTCGTACTGTGGCGTGGATCGCAGGGCAAGAGGACTTAGTGCAAGCCTTTCGTGAGGCACGTGATGTGTACTCAGAGTTTGCCACCGAAATCTATGGTCGCAAGATCACCAAGGCTGACAAGGTGGAACGCTTTGTAGGTAAGACCTGCATCCTTGGGCTTGGCTACGGCATGGGTGCTGAGAAGTTACGCCGCACACTAGAGCTTGGTGCAGGTGGTATCAGTGTGAACATCGACATCGGTGAGGCAGAGCGCATCGTTCGGATCTATCGCACCAAGAACTTTAAGATCGTGCAGTTCTGGCAGAAGTGTGGACACGCATTGACTGCGATGATGCAAGGTGGAAGTGGCAACCTACATGACGTACTGACCTATGACAACACCGGCATAACACTCCCCAACAAGTTTAGGATTCAGTACCCTGCACTGCGCCAGGCGACTAACGGATTTGAATACATCAACGATGCACGACAGCATAGGAATTTTTTATCTGGGGCTGAGGCAACATGGACACGCATCTATGGTGGCAAGGTAACAGAGAACATCGTCCAAGCACTGGCGGCAATCGTTATCCGTGAGCAGATGGCTACAGCAGGGCAGCACTACCACGTAGCGTTCCAAGTCCACGATGAAATCATCATCACTGCACCTGATGGTGAGGCAGAGCAAGCCGAGACCAAGCTCATGGAGATTATGTCAGCCCCACCCAAGTGGGCAGCAGATTTACCTGTGGCGTGTGAGTCAGGAAAAGCTAAGAACTATGGCGATACCTGATGTATACTCAAGATTCCAAGACTACCGAGACCTCACGGACACCCGTGGGGCACACCGCCATGCGCCTAAGCCATTCGTATTCATCCATTAAGTTGTTTGAGAACTGTCCTCTACGCTACTACCGCCAACGTATCACCAAGGATGTGAAGGATGAGGGTGGTGAGGCATCCAAGCACGGCGAACGTATCCATGCGTTCCTAGAGAACCGACTCAAGGGTGCAGGTTTGCCTGTGGAAGTGGCGCAGTACGAGCCCCTATGCAAGTCAGTCGAACAGCTTGCCAGTCAGGGTGAGTTATTCATCGAGCATGAGCTAGTGCTAAACGACAACCTTACACCAACAGGTTGGTGGGACACAGACGCATGGCTGCGTAGTAAACTTGACGTCTTTGTAATCATAGGTGCAGACGCAGTGGTGATGGACTGGAAAACAGGCAAGCGCAAGGCAGATAACTTTCAGATGGAGTTGTTCGCAGCGCAGGTGTTCAAGCATTACCCAGAAGTGCAGCGTGTCAAGACCAGTCTGGTGTGGCTCAAGACGATGGAGATGGACACTGAACAGTTCACCCGCTTGGATATGAACGCTATCTGGGCTGAGGTTATGAAGCGTATCCAACGTATTCAAGATGCTTACGAGCATGGCAACTGGCCGGCTAGACCGAGTGGGCTGTGCGGGTACTGCCCTTGCCGACATGATTGTGACTATGCTAGGGTTTAACCTAATACAAATTACTTGACACAGATGTAAAGGAGAGTATAATGGGTAGCTCAACACCAGAAGGTAAGATTAAAGATAAGGTTAAGGCTCTGTTCAAGGAGCACAAGGTTTGGTATTTTCTACCGGGTAACAATGGGTTCGGTAGGTCAGGTGTACCAGACTTCGTGGCTTGTGTGGATGGGTACTTTATCGGTGTCGAATGTAAAGCAGACAAGACCAAGAAGCCTACCGCATTGCAGCTAAAGTGCGGAGAGCAGATCAGGCAAGCGGGTGGGGTATGGCTACTGGTCTACGATGATGAGACGTTGGCAGAGCTATTAGATTATGTGACGATAGCACAGGACATGAAACAATATGTTGGTCGTTGAGAAAGCCCATGCACTGGCGTTGAAGTTAAACAATCCGAACAGAGTACTCGATAGTATCCCGTCAGCACGTACCTATGAAGTGCGTGGTGTGCCACTGGTCATTACACCGCATCGGTTGGATGAGGTTAAGGTGTTGAATAACCTCGGCATCAAGGCACCCTCTCCAATCCTGCACTACTATGACTGGCCGGGACAGTTCACACCGTATGAGCATCAGCGGCAGACCGCAGCGTTCCTGACACTACAGCATCGAGGTTTGGTATTGAATGAGATTGGTACAGGCAAGACACAAAGCGCACTGTGGGCAGCAGACTATCTGATTAAGATGGGTAAGGTCAAGAAGGTTCTGATCTTGTCACCACTGTCCACGTTGGAACGAGTGTGGGGCGATGGGATATTTACTGGGCTCATCCACCGTAGGTTTGTAGTGCTGCATGGTACGGCAGAGAAGCGCACGAAGTTACTACGTACTGAGGCTGACTTCTACATTGTGAACCATGACGGGTTTCCGATCATTGCAGATGAAGCCATTGGTAAGTTCGACCTTGTGATTGTGGACGAGGCAGCAGTGCTGCGTAACCCATCGACACGTAGGTTCAAGATCTTTCGTAACTGGATGGACAAGAATCCTGATACACGTTTATGGTTGATGACTGGCACACCGACACCGAATGATCCGACAGACTCATGGGCACTGGCACGACTGGCTAACTCACCGTTCCTGACCAAGACATTCACGGCGTTCCGTGAGCAGGTGATGATGAAGATTGGACAGTGGAAGTTCGTACCCCGCCCTGAGTCAGCCGAGATTGTGAAGCACATCCTGCAACCTGCTGTACGTTATACCCGTGATGAGTGTTTCGATTTACCAGACACCATCATCCAGACTAGACAGGTGGACTTAACACCGGAGCAGAAGAAGCATTACTCACAGATGTTGAAACACTTTGTGACTGAGATGCAGACCGAGGGTACGATTACCGCGGTCAACGAGGCAGTGAAGATTCAGAAGTTAGTACAGATCGCTTGCGGCGTGGCGTATGGCGATGACGGTCAGCATATTCAGATCGACTGTTCACCACGAGTCAACCTTGTGAAGGAGCTTATTGAAGAAGCCGGAGAGAAAGTAATCGTGTTCGTACCATTGACGGGAACGCTGCATATGTTGGAGCGTGAACTAGGCAAGCACTTTACTGTGGCTGTGGTCAACGGAGAAGTATCTAGTGGCAAACGCAACCAGATATTCCATGACTTCCAACACAGCGCAGACCCTAGAGTATTGATCGCTCACCCCGGAACGATGGCACACGGACTGACACTTACCTCTGCGTCCACGATCATATGGTATGGGCCAAGCAACAGTAACGAAACGTATGTCCAAGCCAACGGTCGCATCGAACGTATCGGTAAGAAGCACGTGTCGAACGTCATCCACATCGAGAGCACAGAGCTTGAGCATATGGCATATGAACGACTGAAGAACAAGCAGAAGTTGCAGGGACTACTGCTTGATATGATCCAACAACAAACAGGAAGATGACATGAGCGAAGCCGCAGGATTAAACGTAGGGGATGTTATCCGTACCTACATGAAGTTACGTGACCAGAAGGCAGCCATTGAAGGCGAAGTTAAGGAGCGTGTCTCCGACATTAAAGCCAAGATGGAGAAGTTGGAAGCCTTCCTCAAGGCACAGATGGATGCGCAGGGGCTGACAAGTTTCAAGTCAGACCACGGCACTGCGTTCCTAACCACCACAGACTATGCAAGCGTGGCGGATTGGGATAGTGTGTTGGACTTTATCCGTACCAACGAAGCATACGATATGTTAGAGAAGCGAGTCAGTAAGATGGCAGTACGAGGATACATCGAGCAGACTAAAGCAGTACCACCCGGAATCAACTATGGCACTAAGTTGGAAATAAACGTCCGTAAACCCGGTGCCAAAGCAGAAGACTAGACCCCCCGCTCACCTTAAGGAGAACCCTATGAGCAATGCACTTATCCCTACAAACATTCAGATCCCCGCCCACCTTGCGGCACGTGTCGGAGTTCCGTCAGCACTGGCCCAGTCCATGACGGGTGGCTTGTCATCTGGCAACTCGTTCCCACGTATTAGCATCAAGGGCGCTCGCTTCCGTATCGTCGAAGGCGACACTGAGACTGTATTGGAATCCACCACACTGGATGTTGTTGTTGTCGGCGCTAACCCCCGCCTGTCTAAGACTTGGTACGCCAAGCAGTGGACACCTGACGCTGAGCCACAATCACCTGACTGTTTCTCGTTGGATGGTATCGGCCCTGATGCTGAATCTAAAGACCCACAAAATGATGTGTGTGCTTCCTGCCCACAGAACGCATGGGGTTCCAAGGTAACGCCACAAGGGCAAGAGATCAAGGCGTGTGCTGACCTCAAGCGTCTGGCTGTTGTGTCGGCTGACGATCCATCTGGCCCTGTCTACCTGTTGTCAGTAACACCTGCCGCACTGAAAGGTTTGAATCAGTACCAGAAAGAGTTGTCAGTACGTGGCATCCCGCCAGAGATTGTCAAGACACGTGTATCATTTGACACTGACGCATCGTTTCCCAAGCTGAAGTTTACCTTCGGCGGATTCCTTGAGGCTGACACACAAGAGATTGTGGACAAGCTGTTCGGTTCGGATGAGGTCAAGGAAGTTACTGGCGAGAGCGCTCGTCAAGCAGTGGCAGTCCCTAGGATTGCTGCTCCACAAGTTGCACCGAAACCCGCTGTGAAAGCGGTAGTCCCCGTTGAGAAACCTGCACCTGCCCCTGCACCCGCACCGGCTGCTGCTCCTAAGCGTGGTTTTGGTGCGTCCAAGGCTGAGGCTGCTCCTGCTGCTACTAAACCTGCTGCTAAACCTACCGCTAAACCTGCTGCCCCTGCCCCTGCGGCTGCTGCTGATGCGATGTCTTTAGCTGACGAGATTGCTGCTCTCGTTGGGGAGGTGAGTGCTGATGACGCCTAAGCCACTCGACTTTAGAAAGGTTGAGGCGCTTCGCAAGCATATGCTTTTAACAACTTCGGATATGTCGGAGTTGTTAAAAGTCTCCCGTATGACGTATTATGGGTGGGTGAAGGGCAAGCCCCTTCGCAAATCTAATGATGAGGCGGTGAGGACAATGCTTAGACGATTGCTTGCTGTGATGACAGACCACGGATGGCCTATGCCTGAAGTGATTGCGTCTGACCAGAAGCAACGCAAGGAGCGGCTCATTGAGATTCTAAACCAGAAGTAATACGGTAACGGGAGGAGCCATCCTCCCGTTCAGCAGGGGCAATATGGATACGTTGAGCTTTCTTCAACGAGTCCTACCAACGGAAGGTTTCTATGTCACTACGGTCATCAATGAAGATGGACGCAGACAGGGATTCTTTTCCTCGGTAGATGAACTCGCAAAAGCAGTGGTCGGACTAGACCAACGTGGCAACAACACATACTTCGCACTTTCTAGTTTTATAGAGAAGGGTAGTCGCAAGCAGGAGAACGTCCGTGCTACCAAGGTGGTGGCGCTTGATGTGGATTGTGGTGAGGGTAAGCCGTTCCCGACATGGCGAGAAGGACTCAAGGCGCTTGGCGGTTTTGTTGCCACGATGCGCCTACCCAAGCCTATGATTATCCACTCGGGTAACGGACTGCACGTTTACTGGGTACTGACCGAGGCGCTTGCCCCTGCACAGTGGAAGCCGTTGGCTGAAGCGATGAAGGCAGCAACCAAGGATAAGTTGTTCGATGTTGATCCTACTGTGCCGGCCGATTCGGCACGGGTGCTACGCCCCGTTGGAACAAAGAATCCCAAGGGCGGCAACATCGTTAAGCTATTACTGGATGCACCCCCCGTAACTGTCGAGCAACTTGTTGCTGTGTTGAGTCCGTACATGGTGGCTCACCCAGTGACACAGCCGACACGCTCAGCATCCAACAGTGGGTTGGCACAAGCGTTACAGATTCAGCAGGAGTTCCCTCCGGCTAACGGAACTGTGATCGCTGCCAAGTGTCAGCAGATTGGGTGGGCTGTCAAGAACCAAGGTGAAGTACAAGAACCACTTTGGTATGGGCTGATGGGTGTGGCTGCGTACTGCGATACTGCTGATGCGGTGGCAATCTCTTGGTCTGAGAACCATGCAGGGCATAACCCCACTGAGACACTGCGCAAGATGGCGCATTGGAAGCAGTCCACAACAGGGCCGACAACGTGCAGCAAGTTGGAAGACCTGCGCCCCGGTGGATGTAAGGGATGTAAGTACAAGGATAAGGTCGGCACTCCCGCAAGACTGGGTGTGCAGTACGCAGAGGTCGC